TGCTTCGCAGACAAACCCTGTTCCGTACTACATGCTAGTTCCAGGTGAAGGTGTTTTGTTTTCTACGACTCTTCATTTGACGATTAGTGTTGGTTCTATTACCGGCATCACAGCCTTCTACGGATAAACATGGAATCCCAGAATCTTATTAACGTAGGACTGGGCATCTCCAGCGCCGTATTTGGGTGGTTAGCCCGTGAACTATGGACAGCGGTTAAGGATTTGAAAGAAGACTTATCCAACTTGTCTGTTGAGCTACCCAAAACTTACGTCACTCGGGATGACTACCGGTCAGACTTTAAAGAAATCAAAGATATGCTAGGTAAAATCTTTGATCGGCTTGACCACAAGGCAGACAAGTAATGCCCAGCACAAGCAAGAAGCAGCATAACTTCATGGAAGCTATTGCTCACAGCCCCTCCTTTGCCAAGAAGGTGGGTGTTTCTCAATCTGTAGGCCAGGACTTCAGCACCGCTGACAAAGGCCGCAAGTTCGCTAAAGGCGGTGATACTATGGCTAAGGGAATGAATCTCTTTAAAGGTAAGGAAACTTACGGCGAAGAGTTGGCTGAAGGTAAAGCGATCAAGTCAGGCAAAATCACTCCGCAGCAGTACGCTAAGGGTGAAGAGTCTGAGAAGCCCAAGAAGATGGTTGGTGGCGGTGCTACTTCAGATAACCCTCTTGATACGGACCCCCGTATGGCTGCTGTTTTAGCTGCTAAGATGGGCCGCGCTCCTTCTGTTAAAGCCCCTGCTGTTAAAGCTCCTGGCGTTCGCGCTCCTACAGACCCCCGTGTTGCGGCGATGATGAGCCGTGCGGGCGCTCCTGGGTCAGCTATGAAAAAGGGTGGTATGGCTAAATTTGCATCTGGTGGATACACTAAAGAAGCTGATGGCATTGCCCAACGGGGTAAAACCCAAGCTGCGCAGCCTAAGATGTTTGCTGAAGGTGGTTTTGTTCGCGCAGCCGATGGGATTGCCCAACGTGGCAAGACTAAAGCTACCCAAATTAAAATGGCCGGTGGCGGCAAGTGCTAAGGGGTTGACATGAAAAAACGTCGGTTTGCTTTTGGTGGATTTAGTGACATTGACGAGGGTAGGGATACCCCTGATCAAGCATTAGCCCGTAAGGCTTCTGATTCTAAATACGCTAGCGATGCTGCTGATAAAGCTGCTGGCCTTAAAGCGTCAAAGGGTGAAGATGTAGGCTTCTTTAAACGCCTGGGCATGGGAAACATTGACGATGCTTCTTCAGAAGCTAATCAGCAGTTTGGTGCTGGTAAAACACGCCTTGCTAATATTGTCCCCCCCAGACCCCGTGAGTCGATGGGGAAAACGGAGGGGATGCCTACTCCCGTTGCTGCTCCCGTTGCTGCTCCCGTTCGCCCGCAAGTTCGTCCTTCTCCGGGATCATTACCTTCTTTTGACGATTTTAAAAGAGATAATACGCCTATCGACATGGCTGAATCCCCAATGCTTAGGGCTGGGACACCTACTGGCCCTGGTACATATAAGCGTGATACTGAAGGGGAAGCTGCTTCTACGTTAGCTAGGGAATCGGTAAGAAAAACGCCGACAAACGCCCCTGTTAAACCGACTATTTCCGCGTCGAATAAGCCAATGCCTCCAGCACCTGTAGTACCGGCTGTTGTAAATAAAATAGCAAGTGTTGATCCTCGCGATGCTGAAGCAGGAAACACCCGTGGAACGAACCCAGACACTATGATGATGGGTAAGGGTCGGCGTGCCGTTACTGGGGAAATAGCTAATCTAGATTCTACGGCTGTTCGGGATAGGAAATCCGCACAAATGATGATGGATCAAGATGAAAAACTTCGGGTTAAAAAAGCAGCGGGTAGGCTTGGTCAAACATTAGCCCCCTCGTATCCCTCGTATCCTAAAGACACGGGCGAAGAAACTATTTTGAACAAACGCGGCGGTAAGATCAAAGCTTACGCTAAGGGTGGTTCAGTCTCAGCTTCTAGCCGGGGTGATGGGTGTGCCCAGCGGGGTAAGACCCGTGGAATGATGAGGTAGTTATGAGAGCTAGCCGAGGTATGGGGGATATCAACCCCGCCAAGATGCCCAAGGCAAAGAAGTTTGCCAAGGGCGGTGCTAACTGGATTGCTGGCGCAATCAAACATCCCGGTGCTTTACGAGAGCAGCTAGGGGCTAAGGAAGGCGAGCCGATCCCAGCCAAAAAACTGGCAAAGGCTGCTAAAGCTCCTGGTAAACTGGGTCAACGCGCCCGCCTAGCAGAGACACTTAAAGGCTTAAAGTAATGGCTACCACCCCAGCATGGCAGCGTAAGGAAGGCAAGTCCGAAGCAGGTGGTTTGAACGCCAAAGGACGAGCCTCTTACAATAAAGCAAACCCTAGTAAGCCTGGGTTGAAAGCCCCGCAGCCGGAAGGTGGTCCCCGCAAGAAGTCATTTTGTGCCCGGATGTCAGGCATGAAGAAGAAGCTGACTAGCGCAAAGACAGCTAATGACCCGGATAGCCGCATCAACAAAAGCCTGCGGGCATGGAAGTGTTAGATGGCAACCAAAGCAAAATCAGCGTGGGAAGACTTTAGTTCAAGCAACCCGTACTATTTGCGGTCTGCCCTGAACATAAACCCTGTTACAGGGGGACTTGCTAGACTGGCTGATGCGTATACCAAGTACGATAACGGAGATACTCAAGGCGCATTGCTTGGGCTGGCCCCTGGCGGCGGTGCTATAGATAAAGTTCTTAAGGGGGATTTAGCAGGAGCAGCAGAAGACGTTGTTTTTTCTCAAGCCCCCCTAGTTGGCAAGGCGTACAAATATGCCATGAATGACAAGCAAGACCCCGATACCGTTCCAGTTGAAGACAGGTCTACGTACTCCCCCGAAGTGCAGACTGAACGCGCAGCGATGGACAATGCAGCGGGTGAAGCAGCTTATTACGGTGGTGGTGGTGGTGGCGATTACGGTGGGGGCGGCGGAGGTGTGGAAGATTCTAGGCAAGTAATGGCGTACAAACGTGGCGGCAAAGTAAAAGCTTATGCCAAAGGTGGTGCAGTCTCTAAGAAGCCTGTAAAAAGCACTAGGGGTCGCGGTGACGGCATTGCTCAGCGCGGCCACACAAAAGGTAGAATCATCTAATGGCAACATCAGGCACCCAATCATTCAACTTAGACCTCAGTGAGATTGTCGAGGAAGCGTTTGAGCGTTGCGGTGCAGAGCTTAGGACTGGCTATGACTTACGTACTGCTCGTAGAAGTCTTAACCTATTGTTTGCTGACTGGGCTAATCGTGGTATCAATCTGTGGACTGTTGACCAAGGGTCTATCACTCTTGTTCCGGGCACGGCGACGTATGACCTACCAATCTATACCGTCGATCTCTTGGAGCATGTTATCCGCACCGGAGCAGGTAACGCTTCCACGCAGGCGGATTTAAACATCACCCGGATCAGCGTTTCAACCTACGCAACGATCCCCAACAAGCTGAACCAAGCTAGGCCAATTCAGGTCTACATTGACCGCTTGTCCCCCACGCCGACAATCACTGTCTGGCCCGTACCTGATAATGTGCAGACCTATACGTTCGTGTATTGGCGGCTGCGCCGGATTGAAGATGCTGGTAACGGTGTGAACACGATGGATGTGCCATTTAGGTTCCTGCCGTGTATGATTGCAGGGCTTGCTTCCTACCTCTCGTTGAAAGTCCCCGGTGGACTAGAGCGCAACCAAATGCTTCAAGCACAGTATGACGCCGCATGGGAATTAGCGGCGGGTGAAGATCGTGAGAAAGCTGCGGTTCGGTTCGTGCCACGGCAACAGTTCATTAGCTAATCATGGGTAATAGGTTTGCAGCGGGTAAACGGGCGATATCGGAGTGTGACCGATGCGGGTTCCGTTTCAAGCTCAAAGACCTCAAAGGGTTGGTGATTAAAACCAAGAACGTTAACATCTTGGTTTGTTTGCAATGTTGGGAGGAAGATCATCCACAGTTGCTTCTTGGAATGTATCCGGTCGATGACCCGCAAGCTCTTCGTAACCCTCGTCCTGACCGTAGCTATGTTACTTCTGGGTTACTTGTTACGGGTTATTTGGGTGAAGGCAGCAGGGCTATTTATTGGGGTTGGAACCCGGTTGGTGGGTCTAGTGGCTTTGATGCCCCATTGACGCCTAACCCTCTCGTTGCCGTTGGATCAATTGGCACTGTCACTGTAAGCATAACGTAAGGAACTATTATGGCTATCAAATCAGCTAACTTTCCCGCCAACATGGTGATTGCTGGGTACAAGCCCGTGGAGCATGATGAGCTTAAAGGCTCTAATGACTTTGCAACCACCTCTGGTGATCGTGTGGCTAACAATGCTCAACCCAAATGTAAAAATCTTGGTGTGGCTAACGACGCTATGAAGAAGTATGGTCGGAACATGGCCCGCGCCATGAATCAAGGAGGTTAATCATGGCTACATTTAGCAAGAAGATGGGCGGCAAGGAAGTTGGAGGCGCAGCGGTCTACGCTAAATCTCATAGTATGAATGGTGCCCCTGGTGTAAAGCCATCCAAGTCTTTGCAAGACAAGGCTGCGGTGAACGTCTTTAACGAGAAAGATGTTGTCAAGCACAGCACTCCTGTGACCATTGGCCCGTTGAAAGAAGTCACCACTGCTGGGATTAAAATGCGTGGGTCTGGTGCTGCTACTCGTGGATTTATGTCCCGTGGACCGATGGCGTAAAGCATGAACTACACCCAGTTGAAAACCGCAGTAGAAGACTACTGCGAGAACACTTTTACTGACACTGACTTCGCCACGATGACGAAGTTGGCTGAGCAAAAGATTTACAACTCGGTGCAGTTACCTTCGTTGCGCAAGAACGTGCAGGGGGTGTTAACGTCTGGCTTTCAGTATCTTGCCGCCCCGACAGACTTCCTGTCGGTCTTTAGCATTGCTGTAGTTGACGCTCTAGGGGCTTACACATACCTTCTCAACAAGGATGTCAACTTCATCCGGGAAGCATACCCTACCCCATCATCTACAGGTACACCTAAGTACTATGCTGTGTTTGGGCCGGATAGCGCAACCCTTACAGAACTTACCTTTATCCTTGGGCCGACACCTAGTGCTGGCCTGACGACAGAGCTTCATTACTTCTACTACCCTGTCTCCATTGTGACCGTTAGTGGCGTAGCAACAGGGCTTCAATTATCTGCTTTAGGTGGTAATTATGTAAATGGAACTTACACTGGGATACCGTTAACTACGACTACGGGGGTTGGCAGCGGGATTACCGCAAATGTAACTGTAGCTTCTGGCGCTATCAGTACTATAACTGTAGCTAGTGGTGGAACCAACTATGGTGTTAGTGATCTTTTATCCCTTGCAGAAACCTACTTTACCTTCGGTGGAGGTGGGGGTTCTATTGAAGCGCAGGTAACTGGGATAACTACCACAAATCCAAGCGGCACTTCATGGCTTGGTGACAACTTTGATTCTGCGTTGTTCAATGCGGTGATGGTTGAAGCTATTCGGTTTATGAAGGGCGAAGCTGACATGGTTGCGTTGTATGCTGATGCTTACAAGCAGTCGCTTACTCTTCTCAAGAACCTGGGTGACGGTAAGTTGCGTCAGGATGCGTATCGTAGCGGGCAAGTCCGCACCCAAGTTATCTAAGGAACTATCATGGCTTTTACGGGTAACGCTTTCTGCACTTCAGCCAAGGTTGGCTTTCTGACGGGGACATATGCTCCGCTGACCGATACGATGAAGATTGCTCTGTATACGAATACAGCTACGCTAGACGCAACGACAACGATTTACACCACCTCTGGTGAGGTTGTTGGTACAGGTTACACGGCGGGCGGAAACACGCTAACGGGCAATGCTATTAGTTCTGATGGCACTACCGCATGGCTTACTTTTGGTAATTCTTTCTGGACA